GGTTTGGCCCTCATCAGCGGAATTCCACAGGCCGTCAGCAATGACCACCTGCATGTTCCGCAGGGTGCTGGGAAGCGCATTGCCAGTGATCATGTTGGTGGTGTGGTACTTCAGGATTTCACGGATAACCGGATCCTGCACGATTGCCTCGGAAACCTCGGTCGTAAAGCCAATCTTGTTGGGCCGTTTTCCGATGGCCTTGGAGATGGTCACGATCGCGTCGGAGAGGTCGTTCAGGATATCAGGCTCGGTACCGCTGATCCATGCGGTGGTTGAGGTAAGATCCTCATAGTAGCCGGATTGTTCCAGCCCGGATGTGCCAAGCAGCAAAGCCCAGACGTCGATCTCCTGAGACAGAAGCACCTTCTCGGTGAGGAACTGCGTGGCGTCGATCTTGGGTCGTACCGGAGCGTCCGCATTTTGCATGGCGCGGTCGGTGACGATGTCCTTGATGGCTCGCTCGTAGGTCGAGTACGTTCCCTCGTCGTAACTGAGGGTCGCTTCCTCGGTGATAGCGCCGTCGGCTTTCTTGGGCGCACCCTTGTAGAAACCATCTTTTCTGAAAATCCGATACTTATCGGATTCCTTTTGGACACCGTACTCCGGAAGCCATTGCCCACCAACGAACTCGTTGTTGGTGTACTTGACGGCGAGGCCCGTGAGGAACTTGTCATCCCTTACGTTTCCTTTTTGTACGTTATACATAGTCCTATCACCTCCTCTGTTTATTGTTGTTGCGAATTATGAGATAAGCTCTCTTTATAAAAGGTTAGGCTGTGGTGAATTAGCTAACGAACGTGACGCCGGTGCCCTTCATGCAGACCGCAATGATGTCTCCATCGTCGCCATCTTGCAGAGCGATACCAAGCAGACCACGAAGAGTCCCGCCCCCTGTGGGCGTAACGGGCTTGATGAGACCTTCCTCACCGTCATCGCTGCCAACCCAATTCCCTCGGGTAACGGTTTCCGCACACTCACACTTGACGATCGGACCGCAGGCAATCGGCACCATCTCGTTGAGCTTGGCGTCCGACAAAGCGACTCCCAGAACCGGAGTGGTCGTGGTTGTCGTATGAACGACAGCGCCCCTGTAGCTGGCGCCGATCTCGACAACGTCGCCCTCCAACATCGCAAGGCCAGCTTCGTTGGCCCCCTTGTTGGCTCCACCGCGATCGTTATCACCTTCGCAGTTGAAGTTCTGGATAAAGTCATTGGGACTCCAACCGTAAGTGTGTCCAGTGGTTTCGGTAGGCAATGCCATACTATAACACCTCCTTCATTCTCAGATTTGTAGTTCATGAAACGCAAGCGTTTCAGCTAAATGGTTCCTACTCGGTGAGCTTGCCTTCCTTGTCCAGGGCGATGAGAGCGTCCGCATACTCGAGCTCATGCTCTTTGGCGTACTTCTCAACATCCTTTACGGACAGGGTGACAGCGCCGCCTGTCGGCGTGGTGTTGGACTCGCTCCTCTCGTCTTCGCTGAAACGGTGGGCTTCCGGAATGGACGTAAACACGTCAACCATGATTTCCGCAAGGGATCTCTTGGTCTCGGTCTTCGTTCCATCCTCTGCCTCTTCGGACAGGGTCACGTTGAAGCCGCGTCCCTCATCCGACATCAGCACCGGGCGAATCACTTCCAGGGTTCCAGGGAACACGCCGAGGGCCTTAAGGTCAGCCAGGCTCTTCTCGACTTTGGCTGTGGTCCTCTCCGTACTGAGAACTGTGTTGCTGTCCTGCAGCTTGGTAACGACCCCGGTGAGGGCTTCCAGCTTCGCATCGGACGCCGCTTGCGCCTCCTGCAAAGCCCTAACCTCCGCTTCCTTTTCCTGAAGCTTCTGGTTGGCTTCCTCCAATTGCTTGGCATCACCTTCCTTCGGCTCCGGATCCTCCAACTTCTTACCCTTCGGGGGAACTTCCGAAAGCGTGGCAATCTGGCCCTCAAGCTCGGTCACCTTCACCTGGAGATCGCTGAGCTCCTTCTTGTCCTTCTTGGTCTTCGCATCCTCGAGCTCAGCAATCCGGGCGTTGGCTTCCTCCAGTTGCTTCTGAAGTTTTTCCATTTCATTCATGTCTACTTTCACCTCCTCTGAAGTGTGGTTTGGGTTAGCCTCTGTCAGCTCTTCGAGGGCGATGTATTCGGTACCATCCTCGCTTAGAGTGACCGGGGCCATGCCCTTCAAAAATGGACGATTAGTCAAACCGCCACCGAGCAATGTAGGCCCGTGACTGATCTTTGTCTCCTCCTCTACTGCGTTTCCCTTCTCGTCCGTTCCTTCCTTGAACTTGTAATCGATATAGTCCTCGGTGTACTCAGACGAAAAGTACAGGAATTCCTTCTCCTTGATTGCCTTCAGTCCCTTTGCCGTAAGCTCAACCTCTGCCCACAGCCCTTTTCCGTCTTCCTCAAGAGACTCAACCCACGCTGCTGCACCGTCTTGGGAATTGTGTTTGAAATCAAAGGCGATTCTCTCCTGTGGTACATCCGCTTCGAAATTCCGGATCATGCTCTGGAAGAAATCGCTGTTGAATCTCAGGGTGCCATACCACTGATGACGAAATATACCAGCCTTCAGGCACTGGACCCTAACGGTCTTGCTTTTTTCTGCGAGTTGAATCTGGTCGTTGGAAAGCTCAGGGACTTGAAACAGGAACTTGTGAAAGGAGGGCGGCTTCGTTTTCTTATCTGCCATGAGCTCTTCCTCGAGTTGGTTGACGAATTCGTCTTCGTCTAACTTGGCGAGAAAAGCCTCGTCGAGCTTGCCTGCCTTCTTCAATTGAGCCGTACAAATGGCGAAGGCAGAACTCTTGCTCTTCCCTTGTTTTTGGACCTTAGCTACACACTTGTCTAGTATTTCAGGAATCCTACTCACCTCCTTTCGTCGAATTTGATCTTCCCATATCCAAGTCGCTCAGGCAACGAAACTTGGACCGCATTCTCCTTCATAACATACTTATTAAGTATGCACAAAGAAAAAAAATAATCATCGGTAAATAGTGGGGAAGAGAAATGATTTTGACAGAAAGGTAAATATCTTCTCTTAAACTTTTCCCCAAAGGGACATTCTCTATTCTTCTACTACAATGATGGAAACGTCCCCCTCGTACTGCTCAAAATTCCCTCCTGGCATAATGGCGTCTGTCGTAATCTTACAAGTGAGCTTGTAGGTCTCGCCGGTTACTCCTCCCATAATACCGACCTTTATGGTCTGGCCAACGATCTGACTACCCTCCACAATGGTAGTCGTGGCGTCAGCATCACTTGAATCTGTAGCAGATACCGTCACATCAGTAATCGTTTCATCCGAAGCCAATTGCTTCTTAAAGTCAACAGAGATATTGAACTGCTCATACGGTTGCTTTTGTAGGCTGTCCGGGCTAACAGGCATTTTGATCCCTCCTAAAGGAAATTTGTGTGGCGAATGAACTTGTACTTGGGATGGGAATACTTCTCTACTCCCTTTGCATAATTCATGTATCTACAATGGGGGCACTTATCAATAGGTGGGCCAAACTGATCCCTTCTTTCCCACAGATCAGCGAACCTATTATCGTTAATGTTCCCAACCCGATACCGATTGTCGCCTCTGTATTGGCAACAGAAATAGACATTACCCTCGGCCCCTAGTATACCTATCAAGCCAGCGACAACACAGGGGAGTCTACTCTTTGCCACAAACCTGGGAGTCACAATTGAACTGTGTCCAGGAAACTCTTCAGGGATCTCAAATGGTTTGCCATTAATCCATGCTGGCTTGAACTGGATATAATCAACACCTAGCTTCTCTGCTAGATGTGCTGCTTCCGCTGCTCCTACAAGGTTGTCCTCACATACCACATAGCTGATACCGACATCTGTTGCTTTCTTATCAACCAGATCTATGATATTTTGAATAACCCTGTCGAACAGATTGGCTCCCTTGACTCGCTTGTATGACTCAGCATCAAACGCATCCAAGCTAATGCGTATGAACTTAAACCACTCAGGATGATTTACCTTGTGTAAGAGGGTGCCGTTGGTGATTAGCCCAATCTCCAATCCCTTGTTCTTGGCTGCCGCAGCAAGAGTATTGAATGTAGGATTCATTAGCGGCTCTCCACCACCAGTGAAGGTTATGCTTTTCACCGTAAGAGGCAGATCCCACAAGAAATGCCTGAACAGGGCCGGAGGAAAGATATCCTTGTTCCTCTTTATGTGGTCAGCATACATACAGAACTTGCAGTTTAGATTACAAGCATTGCTCGGATCGACCTCTACTGTAATAGGTCGATACGGCCCTCCCTTCATAAATCCCTCAACTTGATCCAGATACATGCAGATTTTACGCTCCACCTTGCCACCACCTCTCTTTCAGGATGTTCTCGTCCCCTGTATCCCAATACTCTTTGACTGCGTTGTACTCTCCTGCTCCCATGTGTCTCTGATCAATGTACTTGATTGGGGGAGGGATAAGGTGGTGTTTGTATGCGTACCCCCACTCCGCATGAATGTGCCTGAACCCAAGGACATTACACCATGTCCCAATTCCAGGCTCGTGTATTTGGGTATTGAACGGGTTATCTACTGGAGCTACCTTTATTCCCAAATCTATAACAGCAGCACCCATCCTCCCTTCACAGTTGCCTATCTCCTGTGCGCTTGCTTCATATGCCTTGAGCGGGATAAATCGCTCCTCAAAGTGTTCCATCATCGCCTTGATCACATGGGTTCTGGCAAGAAAAGAAGTCGTGTTGCAAATAGGGCGACCGCCGTTATCTTCCCATCCAATTACAGCAATGTCATATGGGCCGCTGTTCAGGAGATACATTATATCATCAAAGTTCTCAGGCTTCTCGAGAATACAGTCCCCGTTGGAACAAAAGATATAGTCGAAATCCTGTAATGCAGATACTCCCCACTTCATCAGCCAAAAGTAAGGGTATAACA